GTGTATGTTACCGTCATCCTTTAATCCTCGTTGAAGGTGCCTTTGAGGTTACAATACAGCAAGCTGAGGCTTTTTGCCAATGACATCATAGGTCAGTGCTATGCGGGATACCCAAAGACGCCTTCTTCACACCCTCGTTTACGACAGTGAGTTGTGTCGTGGTGGCGATGCCCGACACATCCGGCAGGTCAGACACGCCCGCAGGGTCAGCGGGTAGGTTGTCCGTCTTGGCTTTGATTGAGGACGCAGTAGTCTCTTTCGCCAGCGGGTCTTGGATACGCAGAACGTCCAGCGTCGAGATCAGCGCCGTGGATTTCGTCCAGAGTGCAGCGCCCAAGAGCAGGCCAGACGTGTTGGGCCTGATCGACACAACTCCCGGCGCACCATCCTCGAACACCAGCGGAACGTAGTAGCCACGGTCGATCTGCGTTGTGATGCTGTTGTCCAAGCGGGCATAGAAGTTGGGGGCAAAGTTGGTGACGCCGCCCTCAAAGAAGTTGTAGAGGTCCGCCGTTTGCGCCAACACGATGAAGGGCGCAATTGCCTGACTGTTTTCGTAGAGGAATAAATCAAACCCCGATAAAAACTCGGTTGAGGTGAACCCCTTGCCATCGCCCGATACAGTAATTGCGATCTGCGCGGTAAGCCCAGACCCCTCGACCTCGACACCCAGCAACGCTATAACGCTGTCTTTCGTCGCCTGCGGGAGACTAATATCAATCGCACCATCCCGATCAAGAACAACGCGGGCGTTATCAAGGGTCGTCGTGGTCAATTCCAAATACTTGGTCTTGTAGCCGTGCGCACCGACCATGAAGCGCAAGGTCTGCCCGTCCTGCAACTGCACCGATTTTGAAGTCAGGTCAAACTCATACGTTCCAACAGGGATTCCGTCGATCTCGCCATAGAAGCCGAATTCAGCAGTGTTGGACGTAATCTTGACGGTGATGCCGTTTGCATCGGTGATTGTGCCAGTGACGGTTGCGCCGTTCAGCAGTGTCACCGTTCCTGTTGTGGTGATATTGCCCGTGAAGGTGCAGTCATCAATAATAACATCCCAATCTGCCATGTCAAACACGGTGCCTGACAAGATTAGGTCCTCGCTGTAAACCATGCTTGCCGTTTGACCTAGCTGATATTGATAATAGTCGTAGAGGTTTTGTGTGTTGTGATCTGATGTGATTGTCGCCGTGCTGGTGGCAAAGTTCAATGCAATGCCAGTGATTGCAGCCGCTTGCGCCTCTGTTGACACAACGTTTAGATTGTCTACAAGGCGCACTTCCTGTTTGATCGGCTCGCCAACAGAACTTTGAAAGCCTTGATAAACGTAACCATACTTGCGAATGCGAATGTCAAACGGTGCTTTGATAACCGCTGTTGCTCCGTGGTCCTTGCGAAAGAACCTCGCATTGATCTGTGGAACCGCACCGCTTGAACTTGTCTGGACGCCCCCGCCTTGCACGTCTCCGACTGTATCATACACGGCCACTTTGACACCCGACAACCCTGTTCCACTGGCATCCGTCACAGTGTAGTTGATAGATTTTAGCTGCTCATACTGCCCTTTGCTTGCGGTTATGTCGCCATCTGCGAACGTGGTGCAGTCAATGAAGGAAAACAGCAAGCCTGCGGATGCAGAACCCGCGTCAATAATGTTGGTCAAAGAACTTGCAAATGTTGTGTTGCTGAATGTGCCTGAAGCCGATGAAAAAGCCTTAACCGCTGTGTTTCCTTGGAAGAAAAACGCATTGGCAATGGGTCGCGTAAAAGAGCCACCAAGCGACCAAGCAACGCCGCCCGACAGGTTGCCACTAAATCGCGTATCAACAAGCTCAGAATTTGCAGAATACAGACGCCCGCCCATTGGACCGTCAGCAACGCAACCGATAATTCTCATGGCCCCGGGCGAGCGTATAAAAGGGCCAAACCCATTCCCAACACTTTCGATTAAGCAACCGTAGAAATTCAAAACAGGGCCAGCAGTGTTAGCAGAGCCTTGGTCTGTGAAAATCAGCGTGTCGTTTGAAACTTCAAAGATGATTTGACAGCCGCCAATCGTTTCGGTGCTGTCATTTGCTTCCCCCCCGATCAACCTTCCGAACTGTAAGACACAACCGTTTGCGACTGGGTAGGTTGCAATAAAACCAGAGCCTGTTTGCGTTGATTTTGTGCTAAGTGACGCGTTTACATCAGCAAGAAACGCACCAGACGCCAATTCAAAATCACGATCACGCATTTGGTAACTGTTGCCTTGACTGCGCATAACCGATTCATCTGTAGCGCCGTCAATATCCGCAAGACTGGTGGAAATGACAAAATCCTCGCCCGCACCCGGCGCAGAACTAAAGCCCCCATCTGTCACTGTGACAGTCGAGGCTGTGGCACTTTCAATAAAACGCACTTCCCAATCGCCAGTGTTTGCGCCGTTCTTCCATAGCAAAAAACGCCCAGCGTCACCCGTCGCAGGAGCATCGCCAGAAGAAAACTGGATTACCGTGGTGGTGTTACCTGAGCCTCCTGTAAACGCCTTATAGGTGCCGCTGACGGTTATGCGTTCGCTTGTGCTGGTGATAGTCGCCATTATGCCCCCCTTGCGGCAATCAGGCCGCTGTCATGTTCATACGCCGGGTCGATGCCCTGCGCCGCTGCGATAGCCGCTTCAAGCGTGTCGTGTTGCGTCCACGGGTGGATCGTGGCGAGGTGTGTTCCTGCCGCGATCTCCTGCACCGTGGGTTTGCCCGCGATGTTGATGCAGACGATGGTGTCGCTTGCGAAGATGTGGTCCATCAGACCTGCCCCCCGTCGCTGATTGTCCAGCCCATTATGCCAACTAGATATGCGCGCGCCAAGGCTGCGTCGGTAAACTGCTGGCCGGGTTGGTTGGGCCATGCGTCTGCATAGGTGGTGTTGTTGTATTGGACGCCGCTTGCGCCGAGCGGCACGTTTGATTGAACGCCGTTGTTTGCTCCGCCGTTGTATGCGCGGTTGGCCCAGCCGATAAGGGTACGGCTGTAGTTTTCGGTGCTGAGACCTGATGAAGAGAACATGCCATACATACTCGTCACGCTGCTCACATCCCAGTTATCAAGTGGTTGATTGAAGTTGGTTGCACCGTAGAACACGCTATTCATACGGGCCACACCGCTCACGTCCCAGTTGTCTAGCGGTTGATTGAAGCTGGTTGCGTCACGGAACATGTTATCCATACTCGTCACGCTGCTCACATCCCAGTTATCTAGCGGTTGATTGAAGCTGGTTGCCTGATAGAACATGAAGAGCATAGTCGTCACGTTTGACGTATTCCAATACTCAATGTCGCCGTCGAACGCGGTCGATCTGAACAACTGGCTCATATCCGTCACGGCGCTGGTGTTGAGGTTGAAGTCGCTGTCTTCGAACGTGTAGGTCACGCCGCCCGATGTGACGGCAAAACTCTCATCGCCACCAGCAAAACTAGACCCCGCAGCGCGAAGTTGCGCGGTGGTTACGGGGAGGTGAGTAATCAAGCCCCTGCTAGCGATAAACTCACTCAACGTCGTACCGTCAAAAGTCGCATAAAACGCATCGCCAGCTGCGTCATAAGCCGTTGGCACGAAGCGATAGCGGGTCACGCCATCCAACGTGTAGTTATACACCGTGCCGCCAGTTATCGCTGCGTTCAGCGTCGGTGCATCGTCCCATCTCGTTGCGTAATCGGTCCAAGTAAGGTTCTCGGCGTTCTGTGCGTATGCTATCGAGCCTGTCGTGTCAGTGACGTAAACGTCAAAGCCTGCGCCCGTCCGAACATAGTAAACAGCATCAGGCTCAAGCGGGTCTGGAAGAGCCGATACAACCTTGTGAGCCTGAAATACAGCCATTTAGATCACCAACCCGTGCTATTCCATGCGATGACAGGCAGCGCACCGTTGTAGGTCAGCTTGCCGTTGGCATCTTCGCCGATCTTATCCAATTCGGTTTTGTTCGCATGTGTGTGACGCTTGGTAACAGCATCATCAATTTCTGCCACCGAAGATGTGGGGCGACCAACAATGTCTGACCAGTTAAGCGCAACATCCATGCTCTCATGTTCGGCAATCTTAATCCAAGCGGATGCGTTGCTATTGTAGATGTAGGTTGCCGCACCAGACGTGACCGTTGCATCGGCGGACGCATCCAGAACAAGCACCTGAATGTTGGCCGTGGGCGAAAGAGCATCGCGTGCGGCAATGTCCGCCACAACCTCAATCGCACCCAGCGACGAAATGGATGCGTCAATCAACGATTGCACATCGTCCTGACCAATCACACGCTTGACGGTCGTTCCCGCTGCGCCAGTGACGTAGACCTCCACATAGTCTGGCTTGGCGGCAGGTGCGATCAGGTAGATCGAGTGCGCATCAAGTGTTCCCGGCAGGGCCGTCTCTTTCCAGATTTTATATTCAGCCATTTTGAGGCTCCTTTACCATTGTGCCGAAGCGAGTTGCGGTGGTTTAGCGTAAAGCCCGCTATCCGTTCCAATTACCAGTGTGTTACCTGCGTCCGCGCTGATTTGCTTTAAGCTATCCAACCAGTCTTGTTCAGTCCCGACAAAGCCGTTAGCAACAGCTACCTCATACGCTGATGCACCATCCTTACCTTGAGCGCCAGATGTCTCAACGCTAACCTCAACAGGCGCTTGGACAACGATTTCTATGGTTCCCAAGTCAGCCATCAGATAACCCTCAATACAATCTCTTGCGAGGCGATACTTGAGCCAACGCTGTTTGTTATCTGTATGCGGAACCTATAAACGCCAATGTCGATTGGAGTCGTCCCCTCAATCAGAACACGCATAACCCCATTGGTAGGGTCCGTCATATCATAGGTGAAGCGAGACGTGAGTTCATCACCGCCAAAAAGCATGGTCGCAGTGTAGTCGCTGATGTCAACAGGACTGCCGCTAGGCTGCTTCCATGTCAGACCAAGCGATATGTCTGAGCCGCTTGTGGCGGTGATGGTGTTTGCCATTAGTCACGAGCCTCACGAATGGCTTTGCGCTGGTCTGCCTTGCTGACTTTGTATGGCGCACCAATCTCATCGGCAATGCGGCGCAGTTCCTTCATGTCCTCAATCGTGTCGAGGTCGTCAGAAGTCGCAATGTGGTGAATATCCTCATCAGCCAATTCTTCCTCAATAGTCTTTTCGCCAGCACCATAGTAGTCCAGCGACTCAAGCGCCTTATCTTCAACGATAACTTCTGCTGCCTTTACCACCTCTTTGGGTGCTTCATTACCTTTATGGGTAAGAAGCCCAGCCTCAAACATCTGCAAGACACGACGTTGGGCAACAGCCATCTTGCGCCAATCAAACAGGTCGCCAGCCGAGAAGCGACGGCCAGATGCCGCAAAAGGCTTACGCGCATACGCAGCGCGAGACGGTGAAAAGGTAATATCGGGAATGATGCTCATCGGTGATCTCCTTGGTTTTGAGTATCATACTATAGAAAAGGGCGGCAATAAAGCCGCCCCATCCTCATTCTGCTTTCAACCGCGATTAGGCGATGTCGATGAAGGCGTAGCCAAGGTCAGCAGCAACAACCTTTTGGTCATATGCCATTTCAGCCTCAATGCGTTCTGCCTTCAGGTTGTCCATGCGGAAGCGGCTGGTTGCGATACCCATTGCGTTGCCGTTGCCGAGGTAGCCCGACCACGAGAAGGTCAGACCAGCCGAAGGCGTCATCAGCGAGGCAGTGCGCGGCGCGTAAACCAACAGGGCGTTGGTGCCAGTCACATAGTCCGAGGACTCTGTTGCACCTTCAGCCGCCGAGTTCACAACTGCGGTGGACATCAGGATTTCATCCAGACCGAACAGAGCAGCGAGGGTCTGCGGCGTCACGCGAGCAGGGTTGTCGCTCGTGGAAGTCGCATACTTCACGCGGTCCACAACATCAGGGTGGTTCTTCAAGGCGCTCATCGAACGACGGTTCAGAACCAGCTTGTTAGGCGCGTAGCCCGTTTGCGATTCCATGTCGATGATGGCCGCTTCAATGTCACCAATCGGGTCGCCCGAAGTCGTGTCCGACCACTTAACCACCTGATTGCCAGTTGGGTTGGAGGCAACACCAGTTTTCTCAGACGACCAAACGCCCGAAGTGAAGAAGCGGTTCGCCCAATCAACTTCCTTGCCAAGCATCATCTTGTGCATGACATACTCAACCGCATCGCGGTCTAGGTCGATTGCAGGGTCAGCGTTTGCGCGGTCCGGATCTGCAACATCCTTGTGGAAGCCGTGAACCTTCGCGGTGTAGGTTTCCGTCGAAAGACGGTAGCCGCCACCAGCCGATTCAGTTGCTGGCGCACGAACCTGCACCTCATCGCGGTTCCAGTCGGCGCGATTGTAGATGTAGTATTCGTCCGACTTAAAGCGGACAGGCACGTTCGGAAACACGCGGTCCGCAATGAAGGCGCTGGCCGATTGACGATACGCAACCGAAAGGTTCGTAAGCGCGCTATCGACGTGAACGCCAGTTTGGGTAGGGTTAGACATCTCTAGGTCTCCTTATTAAGCAGCCGTGCCGCGAGGTTCAAAGACAATGGAGCCGATCTCGCCGGATGCACCACCGATAGCGGCGATACCGAGAATTTGGTCTCCGGTAGCGGCAACAACGGCTTTACCAGCCGCGTCCGAGGCAACCGCAGCACCAGCGGCGACAGTGCCACCGAAAGCGATTTTGGTCGTGCCTGCGGTCGCAACGGCTGCTGCGTCACCAACGGTTGCGGGAGCGTTTTGCAGAACGCCAACGGCGGCTGCGCCATCGCCAGTCGGGTCAATCTGACCGTCAGACGAAATCGAGACAAAGTGATATTGCTTTGCGCTCAGGTCAACACCAGCCTCAAAGGACCGAGTGTCAAGGTTGCTTTCATAGGCCATCAGTGGTCCTCCTTAGTTGGCCTCTGCGCGAGCAGCAGCGATGAGTTCGCGGCCTTCGGCAGATTTGGTTACTTCCGAGAAACCGATTTCAAAGGTCACATTGTTTTCCTTTGCGTAATCGGTTGCCATCTTGTTCAGACGGAACGTGGCCGAAGCCTCGTCTTGCATCGGGTTTACACCGATTTCTTCCATCTGCTTTTTCAGGGCAGCGTCAGCGGCCTTGAGTGCTTTCAGCACCTCCTCATCGCCACCAACAGCCGCGAGCAGTTTGCCCTTAGCAATGTTAGTGCCAGCAAGGTTCGGCAATTCTTCAGCGCCACGCTTTGCCAAAGTGACTTCTTCTTGCTCGGCCTTGGCTTTTGCAAGTTCAGCTTCCTTGGTTTTAAGTGCCTTGAGGATAGCGGCTGGAACAGCGGCTTTCTCAAAACGCTCACCTTCGATTTCGACATACTCAGGGTCGGCTCGCTTGGCCAGCTTACCTTCCTCAATGTCAAAACCAGCCTCATCAGCGGCTTTTTCCAGTTCGGCTTTCGCCGCTTCAGCAGCCTCGGCTCGTTTGGTCAGGTCATTAACCTGGCCCTCCAGAGCCTCCAGCTTGTCTGCGAGTTCTTGAGGGTCCATGTTGTGACCTCCTTTCTCTGTTTTCTCGCCCATGCACATTTTAACGGCGTCCTCTTTCGAGTAACCCTTATCCATGTACTCTTTCATCTTGGCCTTTTGAGCCTCAGACATTTCGTCGTCGTTCATAGGTTCTCCCCGTTTGAAGAGTGTGATTGCAGCATGTTGATTAGCCCCCCGATCAACGAGACTAATCTCATCTAGCTTTATGTTTTTCAGCATATGAGGCTTCACGTCACAACTCCGATGTTCTTCATAACGCCATTATACACATTCGTCCCCCAAACTACTAGTGTGTCTACAGATTCCCGACGAAAAGCCTCTATCTGCTTTTTTGATCTGTCCGACATCCAGCCTTTCACTTCAACATACTGCTCTCTTCGCGGTAAGTAAAAGTCAGGTGTGTATGTGCAATCTGAGAAAACGAACCTCCTTGACTCATATTCCCAAGGCTCTCCGATCAAGTCAAAATACAAAGCCACATTTGCTTCCCATGTGCTTCTGAACTTATACTGCTTTCCGCTTGAAGCCTCGTAAGAAGTCCATTTTCCGTGGGGAGGACTAGCGCCCCACATGGGGTTTTTCCGCCCTACGAGTTTCCCTTTATTTTTACCGCCTATTTTGCCGCGCCATTCTTCGTATGGGAGTTTCGCTTGCCATCTGGCTCTACACCTGTCAGAGCAAAACCTTTTTTTCTGTAAATCCCTTTGCTTATGCACACGCACCTGACCATCGCACTCCTCGCACGGGCGAGGTGAGAAATACTCATCAAACCCCTCCACTACAGCGCCCGCAGCTAACATTCGCTTCATTTTGTTTTTCCGTATCCGCTTTGATGTGATCTGACCAAAGCACTCTTTGGAGCAGGTCTTGTTTTTTCTTTTAGTTTCGTAGTCAGGGGAATCTTTGGATACCGTCAATCCGCCGCAATTCTGGCAGATCACATCTTTTCTCTTCGATATAAATGTGGCCTTGTATTTCCTTGAACGCTCAGCCATCATTTCCGGCGTAGTGTTCGCAATCCTTTTCTTTGATGCTTCCACGGCCTTGGCGCTGCGCTCATCAGCGGTAATGGTGCGCTCAGGGTCACCATATTTCCTGAACCTAGTGTAATGCTTGTCGCAATACCCAAGGCTAACCGCCTTATTGCAACACATATCAACGGAGCAAGTTTTCAAGGCTTACTCCAATTCTTCCCTTGAACCAGCCTTGCCACCGATGGACAGGGCTTGGAACTCTCCACTACGAACCTTTTCCCATGCATCATCATCGTAAATCTTGAAGGCCACCAACCAACCTTCACGGTCGCTGTAGATGTCAAACGCCTTCATCAGTTCGTTCGTGAGTGGCATTGAGTGAATCACTTCACCAACCTGACCACCCGTGTGCATGGCTTTTGCTTTACGCACGTCCAACATAAAGTCGTTGGCCATCTTCTCCATTTCCTCAGGAGTGATGACATCGCCTTGGGTATCAACAACAGGTTCGCCGTCTTCGGTAACAACTGACGCCCAGCCGTAAACAATACGCTGTTCATCGTCCATTTTAAGGACTTGGGTTTCGACAACCGACTTATTTACATCTACCTGTGGCATAATGGCCCCAATAATGGCCGAAATCGCTCGCTCTAGCAACCCCTCCTTGACAGGCTCTTCATCTGATTCGATTCCAGCGATTTCGCGGATACGCTCGATGTATTGCTCGTGGTTTTCACCTGGCATATAGACAGCCTGCCCATCGCGCTCATGCACATGGGTTTCGCCTTCAAGCCCAAGGTCCATACTCCGCACCATAGCTTCTGATTGTGTGGTGAATTGGTCATCGTCAATTTGGCGCTTCTCAAGGCGGTCCATGATGTTGCGCGACCAAGAGGCAGCGGCATCACCGCCCCAAATAAGCCACGCCACATGACCATTGTCCATCCAAGGCTCACCCTTGAACTTCGAGTCAACAGTCTCATTGCCTTTGTGTCGTGCAAAGAAGGACACCATACGCGCTACGGTCTCGCGGCTTAGGCTTTCACCACGCGCCAACTGCCCTGCGCGGGTCCAGCCAACCTGTGTTCCACCCTTAACCTTGTCGCCGTATTTCTCTTTCCAACGAATAGCACGACGCGCAGCAGCCCTTGCTCCCGCTGGTGGCTTGAACGTATCGGCCTTTTCCACCTCTGCGGAGGGGTTGGACTTCTCGACCTTCTCGTATTTACCGTCTGCGCCCTTCTTATAGCCTGCGCGGTCCAATGCACCCCAAGCCGAGGCAAAGGCTACGGACTCGGAACGACCTGCTTTCAGTTGAGCGTTGAACGCACCACGAAAGATGCCCTGTCCGTGTTCGGACGGAATCAGTTGGCGCAGTCGGGCTGGAAGTCGGTCGTAGGGCATATAGCTACCTGCAAAAAGAAAGACGCTGTGGCGTTTATACCACAGCGTCCTATCATTCTACAAGTTGGGTGGGGTTGGTGTCACTTCAGGGTGGGATTAAGAGACGGAAAAAGGTGATACATCGAAACTCCCAAACCCAATTAGACATGCGGTCCTCCTTGCGGTGACAAGACCACGATGCCACGGATTAGCTAGGGGTTCAAGCATCCTCCATATAGCCAAACATACCTGCCGTAATGTCTGCATCCTTGTCCCATTTTGCCTTGAAGCCAACCCATTCGCCAGACGGAATGGGGAACGGCCCGAAGTTCGGGAATGTTGCTGAGTTATCCTGAAACGCAACCGCAGCAAGTGGATGCAGATAGCCCTCCTCAGCAAAGCTGTCGCCGTTGATGAAGGATGTCACAAGACTAATAACAACACGACTGGCCGAACTCCCTGAAGCGGAACCAGCATAGACGCCTGTCAGCATTAGGCGCTTGTTAGACGGAACGCGGATCATTGATGTGTGGAACTGAAGGTCTCCCGCAGTCATGCGTCCATAGGTAACGCCGCCATTCGTTAAGGTGATTGTTCCATTAACAGGCCCAAAGGTTGAATAGGCGTTGTTGATTGCGCGAATGTCCGTTGCGACAGTCACAACGGGCGTTGTGCCGTTCAGCGCGACAACCTCGTATTGCTCAAGCAGGTTTCCATCGAGATACTTAATGACGATATTGCCGACGTCACTTGCCGATGTTGAGACAAGCGTAAGCTGGATGCTGTTAGGCACTGTCAGCGTGGCAGGCATACCTGTTTGCCACGCTG